CCGGTATTCTGCCCCTCTCTCACTAGCTGATAAGAACGCAGAGCCGTCCTGTAATAGTTCTCTATTTTTTGTAATAAACTGGATAGTTTCATTGAAGAGGTATTTCCTTAAAGTTCTGTCTTATTGATACGATATATACGGTTTTATGACTATTGACAAACTAAAATCGCCGTATCCGTATTTTGGCGGTAAAGCTCGCGTCGCCCCAGTCATTTGGTCTGGTTTAGGTAAGATAGCCAATTACGTGGAACCTTTTGCAGGTTCTTTAGCGGTTCTCCTAGCAAATCCAGTTATTCCTAAAATTGAAACGATTAATGATAAGGATTGTTTTATCTCCAATTTTTGGCGAGCTGTCTCCCAAGATCCAGAAGGCGTGGCCAAATTTGCTGATTATCCAGTTCACGAACCTGACTTGCATGCCAGACATCGCTGGTTAGTTTCTGCCGCTACTGATGAGTTTAAACTCAAGATGGATACTGATCCTAACTATTATGATTTAAAAATTGCTGGCTGGTGGGTTTGGGGTGTGGGAGCTTCCGTTGGTAACAATTGGCTTCAACCGAAAGGTTTGAATGCTTCTCCATTGCTTTCCTCGGCTGGCGGCGGCATCCACGGTCTAACTAATAACATTCTAGAGTGGTTTAAGAAATTGCAGGAACGCACTCGACGCGTCAGAGTAGTCTGCGGGGATTGGAAGAAAGTTATAACTCCCTCCATCACCTACAACAGTAAAGGTTTAACCAGCAAAGAGATGACAGCGGTCTTTTTGGATCCGCCCTACGATATGGTAGGTCGTGATGAAGTATATCGTGAAGACGGCAGTATCTTTGCGGAAGTTTCCCGGTGGGCCATCGACAACGGGGATAATCCAAAGTTAAGGATCGTTTTGTGCGGTTATAGTGGCCAGCACGGGATACCGACTACCTGGCAAGAATATGCTTGGGAAGCTAATGGTGGTTTATCCAGTTTGGGAAATGATAGGGGAAAAACTAATAAATCTCGAGAGAGAATTTGGTTTAGTCCTCACTGTTTGGAGATCTAATGGAAGTCATTTATACGGGCGAAGAAATGCCCGAGACAATTGTTAAGAGTATTTTTCTGGCGGGCCCCTCACTTCGTCCGGGTCAAGAAAAAGATATGGTCTCTTGGCGTCAGGAAGCCCTCGATTATTTAGAAGAGAATAATTTCGATGGCGTAGTCTTTTGCCCTGAAACTCGAAGTGGTAAGTTCGAGAAAGACTTTAGTTACGATAATCAAATAGAGTGGGAAGATAAGTATCTCAATCTTGCCGATTGCATTCTCTTTTGGGTTCCTCGCGATATTTCTGTTGATGAGGCGGGTCGACTTAAGCTTCCAGCTTTTACCACCAATGTTGAGTGGGGTGCCTGGGCTGACAGTGGAAAAGTTGTTTTTGGTTGCCCAGCCGATGTTGAGAAACGAAAGAATAAGTATCTCAAATTTTATGCCGAACGCTATAAAGTTCCTGGTGCCGATAATCTAAAAGAAACTTTAGAGGCAGCTTTAGAAATGCTGGGTGAGGGAACTGAACGTTCGGAAGGTGAAAGGTATGTGCCCTTATTCATTTGGAGAACTCCTTCCTTCCAATCCTGGTATCGCTCACAAAAACGAGCAGGTAATACTTTAAATAAGGCGGAATTACTCTATACCTTCCGACCTGGGTACAAGAATTTCGTTTTTATGTGGGTTTTAAAAGTTAATGTTCATGTGGCTTCGGAGGATCGAGATAAGGACAATGAATTCGTTTTAGCCCGTACGGATATCTCTTCCGTCTGCTTGTATCACGAAACAGGGGAATCCATCTTTGATACAGAGATTGTCATTATTAAAGAGTTTAGATCTCCTGCCAATACGGAAGATGGATTCATTAGGGAGTTAGCGGGTGGCAGTTCTTTCAAACCAGATGAGGAACCAGAGGAAGTTGCTGCGGAAGAAGTCTTTGAAGAGACGGGACTTCGCTTGGACGTTTCTAAATTAACTGCACTCGGTGGACGCCAATTGTGTGGAACCCTATCCTCCCATAAATCCTATTTGTTTTCTTATAAATTAAATGATGAAGAGTTATCTTGGTTGCGATCTCAAGAGGGAATCGCCCATGGTAACATCGAAGATACCGAAAGAACTTTTATAGAAATTTATCCAGTCAAAGAGTTAATTGAAAATCCTTTGACTGATTGGACAACTTTAGGACAAATTCTTTCTGTATTATATTGATAACATACTAAAACTATTGTATCATTGGTATGTTCAATAATCCAAAAAGAGATTTTCTTTTTAAGTGTGAGGACTGCGGAATGATTCTATCTGTTTCTTTTGAAGAGGAAGAGGATCTTCAGAAGGTACAAGATAATAAGATGATACTACAATGTCCCTGCGAAGGGCACTGCAAAGTTCTCCGAGATTAAATAATTTTATAAATTTGCCGCGTCTTGACAGGCGAGCTAGTCGTGTTTATATTGAGGGTACGGCAGAGGTGATCTGCCGAACATTTACTATTCAAGGAGATTGAAATTACATGATGACGCAAGACCAATTCGTTTTGGAACTGGGACGACTTCGTCCGAGTGCCACCTTTTTAAGTTTAATTGGTTATCGTAATGAAGCCAGTGAGATTGCGGATTACAATATTGTTTTTCATATGAGTTATGAGAATGCACTGCGTCGTAGTTTGGCGGTGTTAGAAAATGTCATCCCAGATGGAGATTATGAATCCATTGCCCTAAGAGAACTATCAGTTTCCTACCAAACGTCCCTGAACAAGATTGCCTTGACACCTATTGAAGAGATTGAAGATGGCTACACCCGGTTCTTTGATGAGAACAATAAGTACATCAAGGGAGTGAAACTTCATACGGCAACTGGAGCTCTTCACCTATACGGTTTGGTAAACCTCAAGCGAGTATTGATGCCTGGGCAATACAAGAGAACTAATCGACGACCTCTAACTATTGCTAAAGATAAGTTCCGCCGCCTTTGTCCCGTCAACAAATTCCGACAATTCAAAATTATTCCCAGTCAAGTAGATCGAATCTCGGTAGAAAATCTTTCCCTGCTTCCTCCTGATGTAGAATGAAATTATCTGCATAGATTTATTAATATTTCTGCATAGAATCATGCCTCGCAAAAGAAAAAATTTAATTGACCAAAAATTCGGTATGTTATTGGTTGTATCGGAAGCCCCGATACATAGAACTCCAAAGGGAAAAACTTTAACGAGATGGAATTGCCAGTGTGATTGCGGTAAAGAAATTATCGTGTACACAATGGATTTGACAAGACGAAAAAATTTATCTTGTGGGTGCCGTCGTCTTTCGTATGGTAGAAAATATGATCCGCGAACCTCATCTGCCTCCATAATCTTTAGAGCTACTTACAATGATGGAGATTTATCATTAGAAGATTTCATGGTAATATCACAATTACCATGTCATTATTGTGGTGCACTATTATCTAATAGTTATATGCGTGCTTGGAAAAACAGACCCGAGCAAGCACCATTTGATTATAATGGCTTAGATCGTATAAACTCTAATTTACCGCATAACAAAAATAATGTAGTTCCATGCTGTAAACAATGTAATTGGGCGAAACGTGATCTATCTTATGATGACTTTTTAAATTGGGTTAAAAAACTTTATGAATATCAATTTAATAAAAATTCGTATTGAAAAATTTTTAGATAGTAATCATACCATTTATCAGGATTTGCTTGAATTATGTGATGATTTTGTTTGTTTAAAACAAAGTTATCAGGATTTAAAATACAAACTGCTTGAGCTGGAAGAACAAGTTGTGCCTGATGAATGCAGAATAGAAAACATTTTAGCTTCTAAATTAGGGCATGCTATTGAAATTGATAATAAAAATTATTTGGAAATCAATAATTCTATCACTGGAGAGGTATATACAATTACGATTCAGAAAAAGTTTGGCAATACTCCCAAGCAGGCTCTTCAGCAATCTGAAATTCGTCGAGTGAAAGCTCTTAACAAAGTTGCACATCTGCTTAAAGAAAATAAGCGAATGCAAAAGAAATTATCTGAACAAGATTTGGAACTCAGGACATTTAAATCACTGAAGCTTCATTTCAATAATCCAGAAAGTGAATTGAAAACTCGTCAAGATATTGAGTTGGCTATCAAGGCAATCAATCTTCATATTGGGCAGTTCAATACTCACATCTATAGAGATGGGATAGCGAAACTATCTAATTCTATGATAGAATCCTTTCATGAAGCTTGGTCTCGAGCTGGTGATGCCAATTTGAAAGTTCTAGAGTTAACGAAGAGTAATAAGGAGTTACTGCTACAAATTACTGAAAAAAAATTATCAATTAATAAATTTGGTAAGTATCGTTTTAAAAAACACCGTCCTTGACGGCAACGGTAGCTCAGCTTATAGTTGAGCGCCTGACACTGGCAAGCCAATTTGTTGGACTTATCGTCCAAATGTAAAGGAAATCATCATGTCCAATAAAGGTTTATTCTCGACTAAGTCTCGTTCCACTGTTTCGGTCTCTAGGAAGGTAATCAAGGTTGCTGATACAGTTAATCATGCCGGTGGAGTTGCTTATTCGCTTGGCGATAAGGCTGCTCTTGCTCAATTGGCTATGACTGGTTGCTTCAATGGTACCTATTACGTTTCTGATAAGGAACAACTAAATAAGGTATTGCAATTAGCTAACAAACTTGATCCCAAGTTCGTTGCCAAGTTGGCAATCTACGCTCGTCGAGAAGGCTTGATGAAGGATATGCCAGCAGTTTTAGCTGCTGTAGTAGCTGGTAAAGATCCAGCCCTTCTGGCACAAATATTTCCTCAAGTTATCAATAGCCCCAAGATGCTTCGTAATTTCGTTCAGATTTTACGTTCAGGTGCAACAGAACGAAAGTCTCTTGGTACTCGTCCAAAGAAGCTAGTCCAAGATTATTTGGAAGGATTATCCGATGAGCAACTTCTCAAGGCAGATGTTGGTAATGATCCGTCCCTGGAGGATGTTATTAAGTTAGTTCATCCAAAGCCAAAGAACAAGGCTCGTTCGGCTTTGTATGGTTATCTCTTGGGTAGAGATTTTGACAAGCGTCAGTTATGTAAGTTGGCCAAGCAATTCGAAGCTTTCAAGAAAGATATGGGGGAAGAGATTCCTGACATGCCTTTCCAGAAATTGACGGCTTTACCACTAACCAAAGCACACTGGAAGCAAATTGCAGAGAATGCAACTTGGAATCAGACTCGTATGAATCTCAACACCTTCCATCGTCATGGTGTTTTTGCAGATGACAAAATGGTTAATCTAATTGCAGCTCGATTGCAGAATGCTGAATTGGTTGAGAGGGCTAAGGTTTTCCCATATCAACTCTACACTGCATTCTTGAATGTAGAGTCTCATATCCCAGCTAAAGTCAAGCTTGCTCTACAAAAGTCAGCTGACCTAGCTCTTGCCAACGTGCCAGAGTTTGATGGTAAAGTGTACGTGATGGTTGATACTTCTGGATCAATGTCTTCTCCTGTTACTGGAAATCGTGGCTCGGCAACGACCTCGATGCGTTGTATTGATGTTGCAGCTTTGGTTGCAGCAGCAGTTCTTCGTAAGAACCCAGATGCAGAAATTATTCCGTTCGACACGAGAGTTCATTCCCATAACTTGAATCCACTAGATTCTATCATGACCAATGCAAAAACTCTAGCCGCTTTTGGTGGTGGTGGAACTGCTTGCTCGATTGCTTTGGAATCGGTTAACAAGCGTAATGGCAAGGGCGACCTGGTTATTTATGTTTCTGACAACGAATCTTGGGTAAATTCTATTTATGGTCGTGGTACCGCTACGATGCTGGAATGGAATAAGTTCAAGACTCGTAATCCAAATGCAAAGTTAGTTTGCATTGACATTACACCAAGTACTACTACTCAGGCTCACGATCGCGAAGACGTGTTAAACGTTGGCGGATTCTCTGATTCGGTCTTCGATGTGATCGCAAGATTTCTCAAGGTCGGAAACAATAAAGATTTGTGGGTAAAAACCATTGAGTCTGTAACGCTCTAAGGAGTTAGCCCCTATGAGGAAACCATGATTAAGCGAGATGGTGTTGCCGTAATGAATGCACGCACTGGCAACGTTGCCATTGCTAAAGAAACGGTAGAGATTCTCAAAAACAAAAGCTACACTGCCCGAAGTGGTAACGTAGTGGACATCTCCAAGCAATTGGATTTTGCAGTTGATGGGACCGTGTTGTACCCTCACAATACCGCTATTCCTAAGCCGGAGGGAACATTACCTGCCTTTATCGTTACGACAGAGGTGACCAATGAAACCACGGCACAAGCTGCGGTTCGTTGGGCTGCTAAGGGTATAGATAACGTGGTGGCTTTGAACTTTGCTTCCGCCCGCAATCAGGGCGGCGGCTTCCTGTCAGGGGCCATGGCTCAAGAAGAAGACCTTTGCCGATGTTCCGGTCTCTATGCCTGTCTCAAACGTAAGCCTCAGTTCTACAATGAGAACATTCTAATTGAAGATGCTTTCTATACGGACGGCATCATCTATTCTCCCAAGGTTCCGTTCTTTCGGAACGAACATAATCTCTTTTTGGAAGAGCCTTTTGAGTTGTCGATCGTTTCAGCTCCAGCTCCTAATCTCAGAGCTATTCAAACAGCGATGGAGTCTCAAGACCTTAGCGATGTCTTACAGCAGATTATCTATAGGAGGGCCAAGAAGGTCTTGCAAGTAGCTGCCCTTCATGGTCACAAGAACATTATCTTGGGCGCCTGGGGATGCGGAGCCTTCGGCAACGATGCCGGTCAGGTGGCCAGTATCTTCGCTCAGTTGGTCAAAGATGACACCCCATACTTTGAAAGAGTTTGTTTCGCCGTCTACGACAACTCAAAAGGCTCTTCCAAAAAGAGATTATGTTCGTTCCGAAAGAACGG